GGACACCCTCACTCCAGAAACTCGGGAACGACTGGCCTGAGTTGTTGGAGTATGAGAATGACCTCGCTAAGAAGGTCGGGCCCCTAAGCATTCAGAAGCCCCTTAAGGAGCGGATGAGTGACATCGACTCTTACTATGACTCTATTCTCCTTGAGTCTAAACCAATCAGTAGCAGCGCTTGTAACGCCGTTGTTGCTGAGTGGGCCAAGCTCAGCGGCTTGGAACCAAGGTCCCAAGAGAAAACGTTGGAAAGAATGAAGCTTTCAACGAATTCTGGCAATCCATTCTTCACGAAACGGAGGGCAGTTATCGACAAGACTGTTCCGAGCCGGTTGGAGTATTTGGGTGTAGACACACGTCAGTTTCTACCCTACTCTGATTGGCTATCAACGGCAGTACTTGGTTGGAGAGGCCAGGAAGGTGGACCGACTGACGAGGACGTTAAACAGCGTGTGGTTTGGATGTTTCCATTCGCTATCAACGTCGACGAGTTGCGTGTGTATCAACCAGCTATCGAAATCGCTCAGCGATACGAACTGGTTCCAGCTTGGGTTGGGCTGGAGGCTGTTGACAAGAGGATAACCAAACTCTTCGATACTAAGGGCAAGAAAGACCTGATCATATGCACGGACTTTTCTAAGTTTGACCAGCACTTCAATGCGGATATGCAGAATGCTGCGGAGTCCATCATTCGCAGATTGCTGAACACTGGTGCCGCTAGCCGTAGCTGGTTGACAAATGTATTCCCCGTGAAGTATACGATTCCTCTGGCGTACGACTATGGACAAGTCCGACATGGTCGTCATGGGATGGGTTCCGGTTCTGGCGGAACTAACTTTGACGAGACATTAGTTCATCGAGCCCTGCAGTATGAGGCGGCTCAGTCTCGTAACCAGAAACTCAACCTGAATTCACAGTGCCTGGGTGACGACGGTATTTTAAGTTATCCTGGTATAGATGTGGAGGATGTAATGCGCGTGTACACTAGCCATGGTCAAGAGATGAACAAAGACAAGCAGTACACAAGCACACATGATTGCACATATTTAAGAAGATGGCATCATCAGGATTATCGAATCAACGGCGTATGTGCAGGTGTTTATGCGACCTGTCGTGCATTGGGCAGATTGTGTGAACAAGAGCGTTACTATGACCCTGAAGTGTGGGGTCCCAAAATGGTTGCCCTTCGGCAGTTGTCAATCATTGAGAACTGTAAGTACCACCCGTTGCGCGAGGAATTCGTGCAGTATTGCATCAAAGGGGATAAGTACAGACTGGGGCTGGATATCCCAGGCTTCCTTGATGACATTAGTCATTTTGCAGAGGAAGCTATCGATCTGATGCCGGACTTCCTAGGTTATACCAAGGGTCTTGAACCTGACAAGAAAGCCTATGGTATAGCTGATTGGTGGATTGTGAAGTTCCTTAAATCAATGCGTTAAAGAGC